AAGAGAATACGATGCTTTTGAAAAAAGTATTGGCAAAATTCCACAAGTATAATAACTAATGCTGAAATTAATAAATAAAATTATGGGAAATAAAACAAGTTCACCAAAAGGTGGGAATAGAGGTTGTTTATGTAAAGATGGTAAATACTCTCAAAAGTGTTGTAATGGAGAATTACAAGAACAAGGAATAGGTTCTACTTTTAATCAACAAACAAGCACAGTTACAAACACAAATACTGCAAGAGTTATAACAAGTGTAAGTTCGTAATTTATAACAAAAATAAATAATAATAATTAATATAAAAAAAATAGTATGACAACTGAAAAATTAGTAAACAAAGCATTGTTTGGAAAAACAGAATTAGCTTCTCAAAAAATAGAGTTGGCTTTATTAGATGATTTTAACGCTTTATTTAACAAAGCAAATGATACAGATGAAAGCATAGGTCAAAGTTTAATTGATAATTTAGGAAAAGCTGAATCAAGTTATAAACAAAATATTCAAGTATTACAAAACGTTAAAAAAGTTTCTGAAGATTTAGTTTCAAAATCAAAAGATTTAGGAATTGAACTACCACCTGCTATATTAAATAAAGTTAAATCTATTGATGTAATGATAAAAGAAACACAAACTTATTTATCTAAAATAAGTCAAATGTATTCTATGTTTTAATAAATTTATTAAGTGCTTTTATAAAAGTATAAGATATTTTAAAAGATTAATAATTAAATAAGTAAATATGAATGTTTTAAACGAAATTAAAACTCTTTTGGGTATGGAAGTAAAACTTGCTCAAATGAAACTTAAAGATGGAGTTACTGTTATAGAAGCAGATGCTTTTGAAATGGATAACAATGTTTTTATTGTAAACGGTGAGGACAGAATTCCTGTACCTGTTGGAGAATACGAACTTGAAGATGGAATGATTTTAGTAGTAGCCGTTGAAGGTGTTATTGCTGAAATTAAAGAAGCCATTGTAGAAGAAGAAGCTCCAGAAGCCGAAGTAGAAGTTGAAGTAGAAGCACAAGCTGAAACAGTAGCAACTCCTAAAAGAATTGTAGAATCAGTTTCTAAAGAAATGTTCTTTTCTGAAATTGAAAAACTACGCACTGAAATTGCTGAATTAAAATTAGCAAAAGAAGTAAAAGAAGAATTAAGTTCTGATGTTGTTGTTGAACCATTAACACATTCACCAGAAGTTAAATCTGAATTAAGAATAAATAAAATATCAACTAATCGCCAAATGACAACACAAGATATTGTTATGGCAAAACTTTTTAATTAAAAAATAATAAATTATGGCTACTACAACAAGTATTACTACTACTTATGCAGGAGAATTTGCAGGAAAATATATCTCTGCTGCATTATTATCAGGTTCAACTATCGCCAATGGTGGTATTGAAGTTAAACCAAACATTGCTTTTAAAGAAGTAATTAAAAGAATTGCTACAGATGCTATCGTTAAAAATGCAACTTGTGATTTCGATGCTACATCTACTGTAACTCTTACAGAAAGAATTATTACTCCTGAAGAATTTCAAGTAAATTTACAACTTTGTAAAAAAGATTTTAGAAGTGATTGGGAAGCTATTCAAATGGGATATTCTGCATTTGACACTTTGCCTCCATCATTTGCTGATTTCTTATTGTCTCACGTTGTAGCTAAAGTTGCTGAAAAAACAGAACAAAACATTTGGAAAGGTGTTACTGCTAACGCTGGAGAATTTGACGGATTTTTAACTCTTACTGCTGCTGATGCTACTGTTATTGATGTAGCTGGTGCTTCTGGTGGTGTAACTGCTACTAATGTAGTTGCTGAACTTGGAAAAATTGTTGATGCTATTCCTGCTGCATTGTACGGAAAAGAAGATTTGTATCTTTACGTTTCTCAATCAATTGCTCGTGATTATGTACGTGCTTTAGGTGGATTTGGAGCTTCTGGATTAGGTGCTAACGGTACAAACGCACAAGGTACACAATGGTTCAACAATGGTTCACTTTCTTTTGATGGTGTTAAAATCTTTGTTTGTAACGGAATGACAAATGATTATGCTATTGCTGCTCAAAAATCTAACTTATACTTTGGAACAGGTTTATTGTCTGACCAAAATGAAGTTCAAGTTATTGATTTAGCTGATATTAACGGAAGTCAAAATGTAAGAGTAGTAATGAGATTTACTGCTGCGGTTCAATATGGTGTAGGTGCTGAAATTGTACTTTACACACCAACTGCATAATCTGAATTATAATAATAAATAATGGGTAGGTAAAATTGCCTACCCTTTTTTTTAACTTTAAAATATAAAACTATGCCTTGCGATATATCATTAGGAAGGGCTGTTCAATGTAAGGACAGTCTTGGAGGATTAAGAGCAGTTTACTTCATTAATTGGGGTGATGCTGGAGTTGTAACATATTCAGCAACTGCTGGACAAGAAGATGTGATTACTGCATTGGCAGGAGCAGCAGTCGGTTACAAATATGAATTAAAAGGTACTTCTACTTTTGAGCAAACTTTAACAAGTTCAAGAGACAACGGAACTACTTTTGTAGACCAAAAATTATCTTTGGATATTAAAAAATTAACTATTGCTGACCATAAACAACTTAAACTTTTAGCTTATGGTAGACCACAGGTTATAGTTGAGGATAACAATGGTAATTTCTTTATGGCAGGTTTGACTAAAGGAATGGATTTAGTTACTGCAACAGTATCTACAGGTGCTGCAATGGGTGACGCTTCATCTTACAAAATGGAATTTCAAGGTATGGAAAAAATACCTGCAAACTTTGTAACTGGACCATTAACTACAGGAATACTTGCTTCTATTGTTGAAGGTACTGTAGCATAATATTTGTTTTGTTTGTTTTTTAAAAAGGTGTACTTTAATTAGTATGCCTTTTTTGTTTTAAAACAATTCTACGTTAAATTTATTATTAAATAAAATAGATTATGATAATTTTAAAAGAACAAAATACTGCACAAACTTTTAGTTTTATTCCACGTGAATTAAAAGCTACTACTATTGTTTTAAGAAACGAAACAACAGGAAGTGAAACAAATATAGCTGCTGATTTTTTCTTGTCTGATTATTATTTAACAACAACAACTATTTTTGCATTAAAAGAAAATACGTTTTATAATTTGACTATTAAAAACAATAATGATATAGTTTACAAAGATAAAATATTTTGTACTAATCAAAACACAGATACGTACACAGTCAATCAAAATGAATACGTAGCAAACGTTACAAACAACGAATTTAAAATATATGAGTAATATATCAATAGTAAATTTAAGTGCTTATACAAGTCCTGTAATACAAGAAAATAAAAAGAATGATTTTATTGAATATGGAAGTGATAATAATTATTTTCAATATTTAATAGATAGATATTTGTATTCTGCTACAAATGGTGCTATTATAACAGGTGTTGCTAATATGATTTATGGCAAAGGATTAGATGCTTTAGATTCTAATAAAAAGCCTAATGAATACGCACAAATGAAATCTATTATAAAAGATTCTGATTTAAAGAAAATAGCTTTAGAAAGAAAACTTTTAGGAATGGCTGCAATGCAAGTTGTAATGGAAAAGAAACAAGTAAAACAAGTTTTACACTTTCCAATGCAAACATTAAGAGCAGAAAAATGTAATGATAAAGGACAAATTGAAGGTTGGTATTATTTCCCTGATTGGACAAAAAAGAAACCATCTGAAAAACCAAAACGTATTCCTGCTTTTGGATTCGGTAATGGAAATGAAGTTGAAATATACGTTATTAAACCTTATGTAAGTGGATTTGATTATTATAGTCCTATTGATTATTCTGGTGCTTTACCTTATGCTTTATTAGAAGAAAACATAGCAGACTATCAAATTAATGATTGTCAAAATGGTTTTAGTGGAACAAAAGTAATCAATTTCAATAATGGTATTCCTACAGAAGAAATGAGGGATAAATTGAAACGTGAAGTACTTGGAAAACTAACAGGTGCAAGAGGAGAAAAAGTAATTGTAGCTTTTAATGCTAATGCTGAATCAAAAACAACAGTAGAAGATTTACCTTTAAATGATGCTCCTGCACATTATGAATATTTATCTAAAGAATGTTTTGAAAAACTAATTGTAGGACATAGAGTTACTTCTCCAATGTTATTAGGAATTAGAACAGGAGATGGTGGATTAGGTAACAATGCAGATGAAATAAAGACTGCTACTCTATTATTTGACAATATAGTAATAAAACCATATCAATTAGAAATAATTGAAGCATTAGACGCTATTTTAGCTATTAACAATATATCATTAAAGTTATATTTTAAAACAATACAACCTTTAGAATTTATTGATGTATCAGGAATGGAT